CAAGCCAGCGCCGGTCGAAACCTACTCACCGCCGCAGCCCCAAGCGCCGCGGATTCAGGTTGATCCGACTGCGAAACGCTGGCAGCAGAACAACCAATGGTTTGGCCAGGACGATGAAATGACCAGCCTCGCACTTGGCCTGCACGAGAAACTGAAAAAAGAGGGGGTTGCAATTTCCTCACCGGAGTACTACCGTCGCATTGACGAAACGATTCGCAAACGCTTTCCCGAGAAGTTTGAAAGCGACCGCAAACGCTTTCCCGAGCAGTTTGAAAGCGACAACGACGAAACACCAAGCGCGGTGGTCGCACCCGCTACACGCAGCACCGGGTCGAAGAAGGTTCGACTCAGAACATCGGAGTTGAACATCGCCAAGAAACTTGGCCTCACTCCTGAACAGTACGCCCGAGAGATGCTCAAATTGGAGTCCCGCTGATGAATGACGCTCGCAAGCCCCGTGAAGCAGAAACCCGCGTTGCAGTGCAGCGTCCCAAGCAGTGGCAGCCGGCCGAGCTTTTGCCTGAACCCGACAAGAAACCGGGCTGGGCATATCGCTGGGTACGGACGTCCACGCTCAACACGGCAGACCCGAGGAACATCTCCAAGAGTTTGCGGGAAGGATGGGAACCGGAATCGATTGAGGAGCAGCCCAGCATGCAATTGCTGACTGATCCCAACAGTCGCTTCAAGGACAATATCGAAATCGGCGGTCTGCTGCTGTGCAAGTGCCCTATGGAGCTTGTTGAGCAGCGCAACGCACACTTTCACAACATGACACGGGCTCAGACCGAGTCGGTTGACAACAATCTGATGCGCCAAAGCGATCCGCGGATGCCGCTCTTCCAAGAGAAGCGGTCAACCTCGAGCTTTGGCAAAGGCGCTTAATTTCCATTCAAGGAGTCTTTCATGGCTTACCCCATTGTCGCTGCGCCCTACGGGCTCGCACCGATCAATCTGCTGGGTGGTCGCGTGTTTGCTGGTCAGACCCGTCTGATCCCGATCGCGAGCGGCTCGACTACCGCCATTTTTTATGGCGACCTGGTCAAGCTGAACACGAGCGGGACGCTGGACAAGGTCACGACCACTGCCACCGCCACGAACGCGATTGGCGTGTTTCTCGGCTGTACCTACACCAACCCGTCGACCAACCAAAAGCTGGATTACCAGTACTACCCTGGCGCGATCACGGCATCGGACATCCAAGCCTACGTCCAAGACGACTACGACCAACTGTACAAGGTTGCCGTGGTTTCGTCGGGCACGACCATCGGCGGGCTGACCCGCGCGGCCGTTGGCCAGAACATCTCTGTGGTGCAGAACTCCGGTTCGACCACCTCGGGTGATTCGGCCGTTGGCGTTCTCAACAGCACCGGCACCGCCACCACCCTTCCGTTCCGGGTTGTGGATGTCGTACCGGAAACCGTCAACGCTTCGGGTTCGTACACTGAAGTGATCGTCAAGTGGAACTTTGGCGTTCACCTCTACACGACCGCCGTCGCCGCCGCCTAAGGAGTAGCACATGGCAATTTCACGCGCACAACTGCTGAAGGAGCTTCTCCCCGGCCTGAACGCCCTGTTCGGCCTTGAGTACGCTCGATACGGCGAAGAGCACAAGGAGATCTACGAAACCGAGACCTCCGAGCGTTCGTTCGAAGAAGAAACCAAGCTGTCCGGTTTCTCGGCGGCTCCGGTAAAGAACGAAGGCCAAGCGATTGCGTATGACAATGCGCAAGAAGCTTGGACGGCCCGCTACAACCACGAGACCATCGCTCTTGGGTTCTCGCTGACGGAAGAAGCCATTGAGGACAACCTCTATGACTCGCTGTCGGCGCGCTACACCAAGGCGCTGGCCCGTGCCATGGCGTACACCAAGCAGGTCAAGGCGGCCGCCGTTCTGAACAACGGCTTCATCTCCGGCACCAACAACCAGTACAACGGTGGTGACGGCGTTCCGCTCTTGAGCGCCTCGCACCCGCTGGTGAACGGTGGCACGAACAGCAACATCCCGTCGACCCCGGCGGATCTGAACGAGACCTCGCTTGAGGCCGCCGTGATTCAGATCAGCCTGTGGACTGACGAGCGTGGCCTGCTGATCGCCGCCAAGCCGCGCAAGCTGATCGTTCCCCCGTCGCTCCAATTCGTCGCCACCCGTCTGTTGGAAACCGAACTTCGCGTCGGCACCAACAACAACGACGTGAGCGCGATCAAGAACAACGGCTCGATCCCCGAGGGCTACACGATCAATCACTTCCTGACGGACGTGAACGCCTGGTTCATCACCACCGATGTTCCGAACGGCCTGAAGCACTTCGTTCGCACGCCCCTGTCGCAGTCGATGGACGGCGATTTCGACACCGGCAACGTCCGGTACAAGAGCCGCGAGCGTTACAGCTTCGGCTGGTCGGATCCGCTCGGCATCTACGGCTCGGCCGGCGCATTCTGAGCATGACCCAGCAGTAAGCAAGAGCCTCCTTCGGGAGGCTTTTGTGTTTCTGGGCTCTTGCACACCAGAATCAATCAAGGTATAGAATGCAGCATCTGGGTGGACACTCTTGCCGACTGCCCCAGCAGACGATGCAACGACGACAAGAGTACCTTTGCATAGGGATTAAACATGGGACGTTCTACTTTTGAAGGGCCAATTCTGTCTGGCGACAATCGATTTGGTCCTCTGCGCGACGTTGGCTATGCCCGTCTGTCGCAACAAGCCGCTCTGAGCTTTGCGGTTACCACCAATGGCTCGGCCGGGTACTGCGGTTCGTCTGGTCAGTTCGTGGCCAGCAACACGATTCCGAACGTCAACGCCACGGTCTACACCCCGTCAAGCTCGGTGTACCCGCCGGCGGCCGCCAGCATTACCGCCGACACCGGCAGCGCGATCTATCGTGGCGCCGTGTTCTTCATGCCCATCAACTCGCAGATCATTGCGGTTGACTACGACATCGGGATTTTCCCGACGGTGGCTTCCGGTTCGGTGACGTCGATTCAGTTGCTTCTGGGTAACCAGTTCAACGGCTCGCAGTACGCTCAGACCGCCGCCATCACCTCGGGCACGGGTCGGCAGACGATGACCTACAGCGGCACGCAAGTGACCAACATGCAGGCCACGACCGCGGACATCACCAACGGCCAGCAGCCGTCGCAACTGTCGCAAGTGGTTGCAACGCTGGTGATTGTCGGCTCGACCATGACCACGTTGGCGACCGGCACCAACTACATCACCATCAGCTATCGTCAGTACGACGGCAACATTGGCAGCACGACCGCCTACCCCTACGGCAACTTCGACTAAGGGGAACGCATCATGACGATGCAGACCGACGTCAAAGCATCCCACTTGAATCAAAGTGGGTTTGCGACGGGGCCGAATCGAACTCGCCTGCGCGGGTTCTTTGCGATCCCGACTTCTACGGCCGGCACCGTGAACATCTTCGACACGCTGACCGCGCCCGTGACAACCGGCACTTACGGCCGATCGGGCACAACGGTTACCGTGTCGCTGACAGGGCACGGGTATCAAACCGGGCAGTCGCTGGGGCTTGCGTTTTCGTCCGGCACGGGTGGCTCGGCGACGAACGGCAACTACAAGATCACGGTGGTAGATGCCAACACGTTCACGGTGACCGACATCAACTCCGGCACCATCACCGGCACGCCGGCGGTCAGCATTGCCTCGGCATGGATGGTGTCGTTTGACACCAACGCCAACGTGGCGGCGGTGATCTCGGTCAACATTCCCGGCGAAGGAATTCTGGCGTACAACCAAATGTACGTTCAGATGACCAACGAAAACACGATCACGGTGTTCTACGGATGATGGAGCCCGTCCAATCCTCGACAAGCCTGGTGGGCCGCAAGATCATGATCGGCCTGCCGACCTATGACTTCAAGGTCTCGACCAAGCTTGCGATCGCCTTGGCAAGTTTCTGCGTCAAGGCTCGAGATCATGGGGTCGACATCCAGATCAGCAACGTCTCAGGCTGCTCTGTGGTGTCGCGGGCGCGCAACCTTGTTGTTGAGGAATTCCTCAACAGCGACTGCACCGAACTGATGTTCATTGACGCCGACATCAACTTCAATGCGGACGACATCTTCCGGCTAATGGTCTGGGGCACCGATCCCAAGAAGGGCGTGGTAGCCGGCATCCCGGTGGCCAGGAAGAAGGGCAAGGTGTTCATCTCGACCTTGGACACGGACGAGGAAGGGAAGGTCACCATGAACCGCATGGGCTTGGTCAAGGCCCGGCGCGTGGCCACGGCCTTCATGCTGATCCGGCGCGAGGTGTTTGAGAAGCTGAAGGCAGCGCATCCTGAGTGGCAGTACGATGATTCTCGAGGCTCCGGTGGCGGGAACATCTATTCGTTCTTCGACTTCAAGTCCACGCCTGAAGGCTACGTTGGAGAAGACTACGTCTTCTGCGACCGCGCCGCCGAGGTGGGGTTTGAGGTCTGGATCGATCCGACCATTCGGCTGGGCCACATGGGCGTCGAGGAGTTCGTTGGCTCCTTCGGCGAGGACTGGCTCTATCCACACATGCTGGATCCGAAAAAGGATGCTGCGTAATGCCCAAGACCCCCGCATGGCAGCGCGCTGAAGGCAAGAACCCCAAAGGCGGCCTCAACGCCAAGGGGAGAGCCTCTTACAACGCGGCCAACCCCGGCAAGCCTGGCTTGAAGGCTCCTGCTCCAAACCCAAAAACGGAAAAAGATGCCGCTCGTCGCAAATCATTTTGCGCTAGATCGGCGGGTCAAGCAAAAATGTTTCCTGAAGCTGCAAAAGACCCAAATAGCCGTTTGCGTAAAGCGAGAAAAGCATGGGCCTGTTAACTTGCACACGGTGCAAAGAAGCAAAACCAGAAACTTCAGAATGGTTTCCATTGCACAACAAAAAGAAAAATGGCCTTGATAGTTGGTGTCGCGCATGCAGGGCAACGTATCGCAATTCGATTAATCGCGGCAAATTTAGAAAGTTGATTTCTGATCAAGAATTGATGGAGTTAAAAGCAGAAGTTACACAATGTGTAATTTGCGGGGAAACGGGCGCATTGGTTGTAGACCACGATCATCACACAAACAAAGTGCGTGGCATGCTTTGTAACAACTGCAATCTTGGATTGGGGCATTTCAAAGACGACCCGCTGCTGCTTGAGTTTGCGTCGCAATATTTGTACGCTTCTGCGGATTTGCCCGAATGGAAAAAATATTTAGCTAATTGCAAACAGGACTGCTGACATGCCAAGTCACAGCGCCAAGCAACATCGTTTCATGGAAGCAATTGCCCACAGCCCGTCATTTGCCAAGAAGGCCGGTGTGCCTCAATCCGTTGGCAAAGAATTCGCTGCGGCCGATAAAGGCAAGACATTCAAAAAGGGTGGTGAAATGAAAGAGTCGAAAGCTATGATCAAGAAGGAAGTCGCCTTCATGAAAGCCAAGGGCGCTCCCAAGTCGATGATCAAGCATGAGGAAGCCGAGGCCAAAGGCTACCGGCGCGGCGGCCGCATCAAGCGGTATGACGAGGGCGGCATCTCGGAAGGCCCGAACAAGAACATCGACGACGACACGCGCGCCCGCGCCCTGGCATGGGCTGCTCGAGGCGGCCAAGATGAAGAGGTGTTTCCCGCTGCTCGCCCCGCTGCACCTCGCGCGCGACCGGCTGCGGCTCGCCCCGCCATGACCCGTGTCACGGAAGTTGAAACCGCTCGCGTGCCTCAAGCCGCCCCCAGCAACGCCCGCAAAGATGAAGAAGGGCCATACCGAGGCAGGGCCATGTCTTACAAAGGGCGGCAGTCGCCCGAGCGCCAGCAGCAAAACGCCGAGAATGTGGCAAGCGCAGCAAAAGTGGCGGCAAGCATGATCCCGTTGGGCAGGATTGCCAACGCCATTCGAGGCGGAGTAGGACTGCTTGATCGAGCAATGACTCGGCGCGAAGAGACGAGGCAAGCGGCGCCAAAACTTGACGAAATGATGGAGCGCGCCCGCGAGCGTTTTGCAGAGCAAGGCGCCCGAGGCGGTCGCGAACTCGGCACGGAAGGTTTGGGCCTTGAAGAAGCAGCGCGCCTGTCACCCGAGGCACTTCGCAACCGCCGCATGATTGCTGAAGTGCCGGTTGGAACAACTCGCCGCGACCCGATCCTTGAAGAGGCACAACGCCGCGCGATTAGGGGCGGTTTCGTGGAAGCGAACCCGTTTGAGGGAATGAAACACTCAAGCCAGATGTCCACAGAAGAGCTTCTGGACAGAGCAAGAAGCACTCGTGACGGCTACAAGCGAGGTGGCAACGTGAAAGAAACCATGGGTCCGATGGACATGCGCGAAGATGTCGAGGGCGGCGAACACGCGCAGCACATGCGGTTTGGCGAGCACTCGGAACAGCACCGCGGCCACACGCGCGGCATAAACCTGGGCGACAGCGGCTCGAACGTCGGCATCGAAGGCGGCGGCAAGATGAAGGCGTCGCACATCAAGCACATCATGACCATGGCGGCAGGCGGCCTTACGGCGCCTCAGATCGCCAAGATCATGAGCGGCATGCAGCGCCCTGCCCCGGCGGCGCGTGGGATGGCTCCCGGCATGCCCCAAGGCGTCCGCGCCAAACGCATGGCGGTAGGTGGCATCTCGGCTCAACCGACAGCCATGCCGCAGATGCAGCAGCGTCCGCAGCAGAACATGATGAATATGCGGGCTCAAGTGCCTCCGGCAGCCCAAGGCGGCCAGTTCGCCATGCAGCAAGCGCAGCATCCGCAGATGGGTGGCATCAACCCGCATCCGCAGATGGGCGTCCCCCAGCCTACCGGAAGTGGCGGCGGCATCAACCCGCATCCGCAGATGGGTGGCCCCCAGCCCACCGGAAGTGGCGGCGGCATCAATCCGCAACCGAAAATAAATAATCCAACGACGCCCGTTATTCCTTCGGGCTATCCCGGCGGCGCCCCTTTGGCGATTCAGCCCACCGGAAGTGGCGGTGACTTCAATCTGAACAGCGTAATTACAGGTTATGGACCAAATGGCGAGCCAATCTATTCGCAACAGGATCAATTTGGACATCAAATAACGGCAACCGGGCCATACACGCCTACGACTCAGCCGCAATACGCCGCCGGCGGCGGCGTAAGACCGCAACCGCAAGGCCCGCAGCAGGGAACTGGCTCAGACGGAGGTACGTGGATAGCTGCCGCCGGCGGCGTCGCCAAAAAGCTCCCTACCGCCAAGCAGATGGGTGCCATGGCTTTGGCAAAGGGCGGCCGCGTCAAGGAAACGATGGGGCCGCGCAGCATGAAGGAAGATGTTGAACGCGGATCGAATCGTCACCTTAA